GCAGGTATACACGTACACTCCATTAGACACATAATGTGACCCCCCGTTCACACTTCCATCCCATGGCTGATCTCCGGTACCCCAGTATACAACATCACCCCAACGATTAAATATCGTATAGCCTACTGACGTCCAGCAATCTGGGTCATACTTGACACTCCACGCATCATTAGTCCCATCATTATTAGGGCTAAATGCATTGGGGATATACAGCTGCGCATCTTCACAGTTGTAAATCTCAGGAAACAGATCCCCGCAGTTTAGCCCAGTAGAACAGTCGATATACAAAGTATCGAGTATGGTATCTGTTAGCACCACATACTCAATTACCGCAACCTCTACTTCTATAGTATCAGTTAGGTAAACGTAGTCCACGATCTCCAATGTATCAGTGAGGTACACTTCTACAGTATCGCCCGGGAGTTCTATATACTCAACCAGTGTGTCTACTACAGTAACGAACTCTATGACTGTATCTCCCGGTAGCTCTATGTACTCAACAAGCGTATCCGTCACATAAATATATGTGGTGTCGTAAAAGTACCAGTTGATTGCCACCGGTATAGTGTCTGTCACTACAACAGTATCAATTTGTGTAACGTACACTGTATCTACCTCAAGCACGGTAACTGTATCCGGGGGTAGCTCTACGTATACCGTGTCGTACACATAGATAACTTCAGGCACATCATCTGGACACATGATAATCCAGTTGTCCTCAAAGTTCAAGTCTTCATAAAGGCCTGACCCCCAATTAGTACCGTCTCCATTAACGCCTACCTCAGCCCAGCCCCCGTCTGCAGCATACATTGTAGGACCATAACTAATCTGCCAAATCACCGCCTGTATACCGAGGCCCTGACCCAACCAGAAGTCAAATGCATTCAGCAGGTTAGAAAACAGACTTGTACTACTCGACTGATAAAAGTCGTCGAGAGGAAATGTAATAGTATCTCCTGTATAGTACGGCGGAGTAACATTGTAATCTGCCCATATATCTAGGTTTGTCCAATTGGTTGGATTCAAAGTAGTGGTTGCGCTATAGATCCATCCCGGGTGGTTACTATCGTCAGGAATTGATAGCCCCCACGGAAAGTCCCAACCTTGATTAAGAGCATTGCAGTTCGAGTCTAGCGCCTGGAACCCAAACTGTATCTCTGCAATACCTGTTGGACCTGCCGCACCTCCGCAGTTCTCAGTGTTGTTAAACGCAACCGTAATCTCTCCGGCAATGGGATCAAAGTCTAGAAGCTCTAAGTCACATTGAGCGCTAATAAACAGAGGAAAAGAAAGTAGAAGTAGGATGTAGTTTTTCACTACACAAAGATATAGGTATATTTGACTTACTATGAAACTGCATGTATTAAGATTTAGTTCTCAAAGTGATAGCACATTAGGACTACTGTTCGAAGAGGATGGAGACAAAAGAAACTTTCTAGCCTACACATTGGAAGATGAGCACAGAGATGAAAAGGTCAAACACGAAACTCGTATCCCAAATGGTACATATGAGATTACTCTTAGAACTACTGGGGGGTTTAACGCTCGCTATACTAAAAGGTTTCCTGATATGCATCAGGGAATGCTTTGGGTTCGTGATGTTCCTGGCTTTGAGTACATTCTTATCCATTGCGGTAATGATGATGATGACACTAGCGGGTGCCTACTCTTGGGTAATTCACAAAGCGAGAATATTACACAAGACGGTTTTATAGGTGCATCTACCGGAGCCTATAAAAGAGTATACCCACGCATTGCAAAAGCAATACAGGAAGGAGAATGCGTAGAAATTACCTACACGGACTTTGACTCTATATAAACTTTCTTTATATTTGCTACAAACCAAGCAAAAATGGGAAAGAAAATTAAGTTTAAACCGCTCCGCGACTGGGTAATATTCCCTAGTCCACGCATTCAAGAAACTGACGCAGGTATTCAACTTCTAGGTGACGCACAAAAAGCTCTCGGTACCAATATCGTAGAGGTTTTAGCTTGTGGTCCGACTTGTGAGGTAGTTAAAGAAGGGGATACAGTGCTTGTGCACCCAGAATCCTCTGCTCTGATCATTCACCTGGATGACAAAGAGTACGCATGCGTAAATGAATTTCAAGTTGTAGGAGTTATACCCAAACTTATATAACGGTGGACGGGACAGTAACAATCCCGTTAAAGGATTTTGACGAGTTAAGAAACTCTACCAAGGAATCAGAAAAACTAAAACAGAAACTATCCCGAGCCGCTAAGGAAATCGAGGTGTTTCTGTCTTTTCTGTGTACTAGGGAGAACATACAAGTGTATGTAGACGAGTTCAATAACCAGTCCAGCCAAGCAACGATCCTAATCGTAGACGGGAGGGCAAAAGTACAGATAAATGAAAACGCTTAAGATACAAGTAGACACAACGCTTAAGTATCTGCAGGTGTTCAACGGAATACTTGAACTTACAGATAAAGAGCTGTTGGTTCTCTCTAGGTTCATTGATCTTTCTGACACAGTGAACCTCTGCTCAACAGAGAACAAAAAGGTAGTAGCCGATGATCTAGGGATAAAAGATTACAATACCCTAAATAACTATGTAAAAAAGCTGAAAGACAAGGGGGCTATCAAGAAAACAAAGGACGGATACAAACTGTCCCCAATACTAAAGCCACAGGACAAAGTGAACTTACAAATACTATACAGCAATGGGTAAACTATCAATTCGACAGATGCTCATCAACTTTAAAGATGAGGTCATTAGATACGCACGACAAGGTGCACCCCACGTAACAGAAGAATCCTACGAGAACAGGCTGGCCACATGTGGTACATGTGAACATCTGGAAGGAATTAGGTGTGGGATGTGTGGGTGCGTTGTAGAGGAGAAAGCAAAGTGGGCTACAGCAGAGTGTCCCGATAACCGTTGGGACGATGAAAGAGAAAGTCATAATACAGAAGATAGCGAGTGAGCACAATTTACCACTACAAAAAGTAGAAGAAGCAGTCTACTTCCAGTTTAAATACGTGTCCGATGTGATGCGTCAAGGTAAGTTTGAATCTATTCGTCTCCCGTTTCTGGGTAAGTTTCACGTAAACCCAGGTAGATTAAAATACCTCAATGAAAGACCTGATAACAGTTAACGGAAATAAGGTAATACCCTCACCGTACGCACTGACTATCCCAGAGTTCAAAACACTGAAGATAGAAGAGCTGTCAGCTGTATACTTTTTTGTAGATCATCGCTCCCCATACAGTGTATACGAAGAACAAGACCGGTGGGATAATATAAAAGAACTGTTAAAGGTAAGCGCAAGTCCTAAAGTTAGTGCGGCAATAGACAAATACAGAGAGCTATCAGAGTCCTCAGCAATAAAACTGCTAAAAGCAGCACGAGAGTCTGTCACAAAGTTGGAGAAATACTTCAAAGAAGTGGATCTCACCATGATGGACGACAACGGTAAGCCCATATTCCACGCCAAAGACCTCATCTCTAACCTATCCAATATGGGTAAGGTGGTAAATGGACTTGAAGAACTAGAAGAGCTGGTTAAAAAGCAGCAGCAGAAAGACAACCCCAACAGGGGTGGGGTAGTGACAAACAAGTACTCTCAGTAATGTTCAAGGACACGAAAAGATTCTCCCCAGCTGCTGCAGTATTCCTAGAACAGGGCTATTATACTGATGCTCTTGAAGGAACGAAGGAGTTCTATGACTTTTGGGACAAGGAAAGAAACAGATGTCTGTACGGATTTGAGGTAGACGGCATACGGATCACAGGATATCACTACTTCTACTTAAACTACTGCCCAATTGACCGTGCAATTGACGAAGTTCTACCCGATGGGACAGTTCAGGCCCGCAGAGAGCGAACATTCCCTGCATTCTACGACGGAGACTACGAATACTACCACGCAGTAGACCGATGCCGCAAGGAAAATAAGCATATGTCTGTGCTAAAAGCTAGACGTAAGGGATATTCCTACAAAGCAGGGTCAATGCTGGCCCGAAACTACTTCCACATCCGTAACTCTAAGAACTTCGTGTTTGCAGAGCAGAAAGAATACCTAACTGGGGACGGATTGCTTAGTAAAACCTGGGATTTTATCTCATTCGTAGACGATAACACAGCATGGACGCAACCTCGCCTGATCGACAAGGAAATGCACAAGCAGGCTGGGTACAAAAAGCGCGTCAATGGAACTGACGTAGCACTAGGAATGAAATCCCAGATTATTGGGGTATCACTCAAAGACAATCCACACAAAGTCAGGGGTAAAGCGGGGGAACTTATCTTCTTTGAAGAGGCAGGCTCGTTTTCAGGGCTGTTAACTGCGTGGGAGATAGCTATGCCTACTATGAAACAGGGTTCTAAGACCCTTGGTACCATGATTGCCTTCGGTACAGGTGGTGAAGAGGGGCATGGGTTTGAGTCATTGGAGGAATTGTTCTACCACCCAGAAGCGTACAACTGCCTAGCATTTGACAACGAATGGGATGCAGGAGCCATGGGTACTACATGCGGATACTTCGTCCCTATCTACCAGAACCTAGATGGATTCATGGATGATGATGGGAATTCCATGATACAAGACGCCAAAGAATTTGAGGAAGCAGCTAGAGAAAATAAAAAGAAAGCAAATGACGCAAAAGCACTTGATCAGTACACAGCCGAGCACCCATTCACCCCACAAGAAGCGACGCTACAGACAACAATTAACGTATTCGATGTCACGTCGCTCAAGGAACAATACAATAGGGTTAAAGCACACAATCTTGAGAAAGAAGGCACAGCTGGAGTACTATTCTACAAGGCCGAGGAGATTGACTTCCGTCCTGATCCATCTATCAAGCCAATCACTAAGTTCCCCCACAGGAAGGATGATGACCTAACCGGGGGTGTGGTGATCTACCAGAATCCCTGGAAGACACAAGAGGGGAATATCCCACACAATCTGTATGTTATTTGCCATGACCCCTACGCGCAGAGTAAGTCTACAACTAACCAATCGCTTGGTGCTGCCTATGTAATCAAAAGGCCTAACAATCTATCTAAACCCGACGATATGATTGTGGCCAGCTACATAGGCAGGCCGCAAACGCAGGATGAATACAATAGAAATCTATTCATGCTAGCTGACTACTACAACGCAAAGATTGGGTTTGAGAACGACCGGGGTGAACTCATAGCATACGCTAAGCGCTACCGCAAACTGCATAAGCTGCAAGAAGAGTTCGAAATGCTGGACAAAAAAGAGCTACGCAGTAGGAACGTCAGGCGTCAGTACGGGATGCATATGACTGAGCAACGTAAGCGTCAGGGAGAGCTCTATATAAGAGATTGGTTAATATCACCAAGAAGTTCAGATGAAGATGGAAATATAAGGCTTAACTTACATGAGATTTATGACGTTGGATTATTGCAGGAATTAATTAAATTTAACCACAGGGGCAACTTCGACCGAGTAATGGCATTTATGGTGGGCATGTACCACACTAGAGAGCTATACAATAAAGAAGTCGTAGAAACAATCAACGATATGTCTCAAAACGAATGGTTCGATCGCAACTATCAATAAATTTTATACTTTTACACGAATGTACGGAGCAGCAAAAATACCGCAGCAAAGACTACCGTTAAGCAAAAAGACTAAGAAGTGGAGAGAGGAGTGTGTAGACGCTTTTATCAATATATCTAAGTTTGGACTTAGTGAGAGACGTAGTAATCTGAAAGCTTTATATGATTACTACAACGGAGAAGTCGATGAGACTGACTACAGATATGTAATCAAACCATACGGAAAGAGCAGAGAGAACTTTCCATCCAAGCTCAGGAACTACCCTATTATCAAGCCGATCATTGATCTGTTATTGGGGGAGAAATCCAAAAGACCTCTCAACTACACTGTTACTGTAAAAAATGCAGACAGTGTAAGTCTTAAGCAGCAGGCAAAGACTCAGCAGATTAGAACAGCAGTAGAAGCAATGTTCTTGAATGAAATTGCAAAACCAAAAGACCTGCAAACTCAACAGATACAAGAGCAACAGCCCCCTGTCCCTAGAGAGATAGCAGAGCAGTTTGAGCGTACATACGTAGATGACCGTGCTATTAAAGGACAGGCAGCGATTAACTACATCATGTATGAGCAGGAGATGTACGATAAATTCCAGAAGCAGTTCTTTCACTTTCTGGTGTCTGGGGAGACGTACTCGCACAAAGGTGTACGCCGCAAAGAGCCATTCTACGACGTAGTCAACCCAATTGATATTGACTTTGACAAAGATCCAGACATTGAGTTTGTTGAGGATGGGGACTGGGCAATAGTGAGACGCTACTCGCACGCAGCCACGGTGATCGATCACTTTGGGGACTACCTCACCGAGCAGCAAGTATTGGAACTAGAAGACCCAAAGCACCAGTCAGTAGATACGTACCTACTTTATCGCTCTGAAGCTACAGGTTCTGACGACAATGTCTACAGGAACAGACTCGTTGAAGTCGTTACTGTGTACTGGAAGAGCCGCAAGCGCATTGGGTTTGTGTCTTACACGGACCAGCAGACTGGGGTGATCGAAGAGTTTGAAGTGGCTGAAGGCTACCGCATGCCTGCCGAGATCAAAGAGATGGGAGGTAAGATCAAGTACGAATGGGTCAACGAGATATGGGAAGGCACTAAGATTGACGGTAGATTCTACGTCAAGATGTCCCCTATCCCGAACCAGCGCACCTCTTTAGACAACCCGTCAGAGTGCAAACTCCCTATCAATGGGTTCAAGTATTCAGACATCAACTCAACCAATATCTCATTGGTGAGCCTTGGTATCCCGTTCCAGATTAACTACAACATCTTCAAGTACCGTATGGAGCTTGCAATTGCACGTAGTAAGGATATCATCGCACAGTTTGACATCAACATGATCCCCAAAAAGTGGGACTTGGACAAGTTCATGTACTACGTTGAGGGTACAGGTATTGCGTGGGTTGACTACAACAAAGAAGGTATACAACTCTCACCCCAGCACCAGTCTGTACTGGACATGTCCATCAAGACAATAGAACAATACGTCTTGTTGCTTGAGACTACGATGCAGGAATGGGAAAAAATCTCTGGAGTCAATAGACAGAGACAAGGAACTATTGGTGCATACGAGGGCAAGGGTTCTTCGCAACAAGCCATCGTGCAGTCTTCTCACATTACTGAAGACCTGTTCCGAAAGTTTGCACGCTTTGAGCAAAGAGAGCTGCAAGGTATGCTTGACTACTCTAAAGAAGCTTGGATATCTGGTAAGAGAAGCATGTACGTCATGCCAGATACTACAATGCAGTATATTGATCTTGACTCTCTTGGACATATGGAGACCGAATACGGAGTATTTGTGTCTGATGCAGGTAGAGACCAAGAAAACATTAGACAGGCTAAGGAACTGTCTCAGGCCATGATTCAGAACGGGATGCCTGCATCTGCAGTTCTCGATCTTATGGACACTGAAAACTTCTCCGGAATTAAGGAGAAACTTAGAAAGGCAGAAGCTGCACAAAAAGAACTTGAACAAGCTCAGCAGCAGGCTCAGCAACAGCAAGCACAGCAAGCTATGCAGATGGAGGCTCAGAAGATGCAGATGGACGAGCAGAGTAAGGACAAGGATCGACAGACCGATATTGAAGTCGCACTGATTAAAGCAGAAGCTAGTGACCAGTCCAACAGACTGAACATTGACCTGCAGAAGATCATGATGGACAACGATATCAAGCAGAGAGAGATTCAGCTCAAGAGAGAAGCACTCGACAAGGAGGGAGACACCGAACCAAATGGCGTCTGATGGACAACGCTACTCGAAAACAGTTGCTACAAAGACATAGAATGTCTGGATTCCCAGGCTCTATACTTGATGTATTCCGTGCGCACGACCAAGGAGTAGATTTAATAGGTCAGTTTGAACAGCAACAGCAACAGCAGAATATGCAGGTTGCTAGCACTCCTCAAGAGCAAGGGCAAGGACTGAGACCTGCACACCAGGCTGGGAACGTTTCTCAAAGTATGGTATTCCCTAATGTTCCTCCTAATACCCCATTCAATACAAAGGGCATGAAGGCCCCTATCAATATTAGGAAGTATGACGAGCAGGGACACTTAGTCAAGTCATACGAGAACGTTCCCCCTGGTATCAGCAGTTTACCTACAGGTCCTCAGCGCGGGACAGTCATTGAGACTCCCGCTAATATGCAATCAGGTGGTGGTGTTCTAGCTGCGCTAGGAAATCCAGCTCTTACAGGCCCACTGATGATTCGCGGTCTAGTGCAAGAGGGCAAACGAAGAATAGCCGACAACCTTTTCCCATCAGGATACGCATCAGAGTCTCAGAACAAGCTGCCGGAACAAAGGCTCTACGATGCACTAATATTAAACCAGCCTGAACCTTCAAGTAGAGCAGACCTTGGTCCTCGACCTGAAAACCCAAGTAGACGATACCTGTCTTTAGAAGAAAGGGGTAACCTCCTTGGGTATGCTATGGGACAGAATGATAATTTGCCACCGGCAGACTACAAACCTAGCGACGCACAAGACACTGACGCAGTCTATTTTAAATCCCCTACTACAGAACAAAACTTAATAGAAAAGTTACAGTCAGAAGAGGACGCACTAAAGTGGATAAACAGGCAGACCGCAGATGGGGATGGGGGAATAGACTACCACACAGGAGTAGACTTAAACGTCTTAGGAAACTATACCTTAGACAAAGGTCAAGACGATAAAGGGCACTATATCTCCTACTATGACATATGGGATCTAGATCCTTTTAAAGACAAAACACGTAAAGTAGTAAGTGATGCTGTACAGAGTATAGCAGGAGTTAGGTCACCCGAGGTTTACGGAAGAATCTACTACGACCCTGAAACAGGTAAACCTATTACAGAACCTATTACAGAAAAAAAGCAAACGGGCGGCGCAAAAGAAGACTATAACATGGCCAGAGCCCAAGAGCTCGGCTACAAACCTGACTCTACTGGGCACATGCCTTCAGTAGACGATAGGACTGGGGATTACCTTAAGTCTAAAAAGCATCCTACTGCATGGAAAGAGTACCTGCACTCACAGCTTAGTCTTGACCCATTCTTTAGAGAAAACACTACAGTTGCAGATCCAAAAGGCTACTTCGGGGAAAACCAACTGAAGTATGTACCTAGAAAAAAACAACAAGGAGGAGGATTTAAAGTTGAGGGTAATACAACTATACAGTCTTCTCAACCTACAAATCCAGGATTTCTTCGTCCTAAGTTCACCCAAGACTTCTCAGAAGATGTAACCGTGACGCAGGACGATGGACAAGTCACACGAAACCAGGCTTTTGAAACTACTAGAGGAAACAGAGTTAGAGGTAATCAGACCTTTTCTATCACAGATCCTCAAGGGAATGTGACTACTCAGATAGACAAATACAGAAACAGTAGGATGATGGGGTTGATACCTCCTAGGAGTACTAGTAAAATAATCTATCCAAAACAAAACCAACAAGCCGGGGGACCAAGAAAGTTTCAAGCCTCAGGAGCCACAGGCAGAAACTACCTACCTTTAAATAGTTCTGTAGCTGAATCTACAAGAAACGACATCTTTGTTCCTGATTTTGAGGAGCTTCAGGCTGCTAAAAACCTGCAGGAAATAAGAGAACAGGAAGAGCTCATGGAAAGACTGCAGGCTCCAGAAGGAGAAATAAAGCCTGCAGGAAGAGGAGCTCCACCTAATGCAATGGCATTTATGCCCCCTGGGTTGCAGTACAACCAACAGGCCGCGGGTAAGTATATAGAAGAGAATCCTCTTAGTAATCCTGTATCTCTTACAGCTCTCGGGTCATTTGCTGCATTAGCTGGTCCTACAGCAGCAGAGACTAGGGGTGGGCAGATACTGGGAAAAGCATTAAACAGTAAACCTGTTAGATATGGGTTTGGTGCACACTCTGCATATGACTTGTCAAACATAAGAAACTGGGAAGGGACAGGGCAAGAGAATATGGAGAGGCTAGGGACTAACGTATTAGGACTAGCCGGAATCGCACCTGAAGCTGCAAAACTTAAATCAGCGTTTGGAAGTCTATATAAGGTTAACCCTTATCTGAAGAATCCTATGGGATTCAGAAATGTAGGAGATAAGCCACACTTCTTGTTTGGTTACAATAAGCCAATTGACCCTATGCGAATGGACTTAAATCCCGAAGCAGGATTTAAACAGTTCCTAGGTGAAAGAGACCTTTTATATCAGGGAATGCTTCAAGGGCGGATGAAATCGAGCGCCATGCTGAAAAAAGAAGCTGAGCTTCTTGCAAAGACACCTTTTGGAGAATCGATAGGATCTGGATCTTTCGGATCAGTGCATCCTTTCTTAGACAATAGTGACTACGTCTTAAAAATGGGTAAGGGTTCTATTGGAAGAGCCGGAAGTTATCAACAAGGTAGATACTCTGGAATAACAGACGAGTTTCTTGAGAGAACATCTCAACTTTCACACTTAGACAACGTAGCCATACCTCTAAGAACGAATACAATTCCTTTGAGTAAATATGGCCCACGCTTCAGATATCAAAAAACAATGCCTGATGGCAATGTAAGAAACGTAAACATTCAACCAAGAATTCCTGAAACAGAGCTAACTGTAATGAAAGCAGTTGACGGATCAGGAGACATTGCAGGTGGAACTTCTCCACTTATATCAAACCCCGCTACAAAACTTCCCACTAGAGACCAGTTTGCTGCTACTCTCAAAAAGGTTAGGCAGATGCGAGACAAAGGGATTGGAATAGATATAGACAATCCTCGCAACATTACATTTAACAGGAACACGGGAGACTTCAACTTATATGATTTAGAAAACGTACCGCAGCTGGCTGCTAAAAATCCTGCTGAATTTGAAGCGCTGCAGAACTTGCATGGGCCTATGCACCCCTACAAAGACCAGTTTAATATAATGTCCCCCAGCGCAAGAACAGACGTAGCGTATTCTAATCCTTCAGACTATATGTTCCAAGTAAGAAACTTATTGGGAAGACAGGGCGCAGGAATACCTAATAAATCAGGACGCAGGTTAATAGACAATTTTAAGAAAGGTGGATTCAAGAGAAAGTATCAATCCGCTGGTGCTAGGAGAGTATTAACTATGGGACTCCCACAGCGGTCATCTATTGTCAGCGATATGGCAACTGATGACCCGGCAGGATTTGCAGATTTAGCAGGCACAGACTTCAACATGGAGTGGAATAACTCACCCATGGCGAAGAAGATGTTGCAGAACAGCTATATGAAACAAGCAGCCAACGACCCACTGAGAAGTACAATCGCAAAAGGATTTAATTTGCCTACTGCTCTGCTTGGCATACACCAGGGTGGGCTTGGAGATGTTTTGACCAAAGCAGCTGCAAATAGAGCTGCAAATAACACAATAGAGGAGAGAAATAAAAACCTCTTAAATGCCTCTTACTTACCAACTCCAACCATGCAAGACTTTGAAGAAGCATATGGAGAGCCAGCAGGGGATGATTTAAATAGAACTAGAGCATTTTACAGTCCTGAAAGAGAAATTACTGTTTATAACCCTAACGTCGCTGAAAGTGTTACACCTAGGCTTTTAGGTACAGGAGTTCACGAGCGTTCTCACGTAGCTGATAAAGGTAGATTCCCACTAGAGGATTTGAATATGATGCGGGACTTCAAAGAGTCTGACCCAAAACTGGTTAGATCTACTGAAGACAGCTACAGAGAATACGTACAAGAGCCCACGGAGACTCGAGCTCGATTAATGGCTATGAGAAGAGCTTTGTCTGCAAGAGGGGTAGACATATTTAACTCTCCCGTCTCAGAAAAAGATACAAGATATCTTCAAACTGTTCCAGCGTTTCAGGAGCTAAGAACAGGCTACACAAGAGAAAACATTTTAAAGATGTTGAACTCAATAGCTTACGAAAAGGACAATAACCTACCAGAAAACGTAGCTAAAAGGGGCGGAAAAAGACCCACGCGGAAGTACTTTAAACTACGTAAGTGATATATTATAAGGGCTTTTGTAAAAAATAATTTTACAATAAACAAGCTAATTAACTAATTAAATTTGTAGACATGCAACCAGATGACAAGTTAAACATTGACTCTCTGACACTTGACAGTGTGTTAGGTGATGGAGTCGAAACAGTAGAGGACGTCCAAGACGTCGTTGAAGAAGTTCCTCAAGAAGTTGAGGAAGAAGTGCAAGACGAAAACGTAGACCCACAAGTGGGGGATGAAGACGCTGATGATGATTATTATGAGCAGCCTGAGGAAGAAACCTACGTAGAAGACGAGCACGAAGAGGAAGATGGAGAACCTGCTAGTGTAGCTGCCGAAGTAGCCCGCACATTGGGATTCGAATTAGAAGGTGACTACGATGACTCACTTGAAGGCATTACAAACTTCGTAAGAGACATCAGTCAAAACGCAGCAGAAGATCAGCTGCAGTCACTGTTCGAACAATTCCCTGAGGTTCAACAACATCTTGACTATGTACTAGCGGGAGGTGAATCCCGTGAGTTCTTTCAAAAGCAGGGACAGCAAATTGACTTTAACGCTCTCGAAGTGCGGGACGACGACGTCAATATGCAACGTGCAGTGCTCGCACAGTTTTTACAGACTAAAGGGCATGACACAGAGTTCATACAAGACACGATAGATACGTATGAAGATTCTGGGAGATTGCTTGCAAATGCTAAGCGTGCAAAAGATCATCTTGCCAAGTTCCAAGAACAAGAACAACAGCAACTGATGGCTATGCAGCAGCAACAGTATGAGGAGCAACAAGAACAACAGCGGCAGTTCTGGAATGATGTGGCAGATTCCATTGAATCTGGGAACGAATTTGCTGGTGTTAAAATCCCAGACAGAGAGAAATCAAACTTCTTCGATTATATATCCCAACCCATAGGTGATAATGGGGAAACTCAACGTGACCTGGATTATCAGGAAGCGGGAACGGATATCAAACTAGCTATAGATTATATGCTGTATAGTGGGTTTGATCTCAACGGTATAATCGAGAAAAAAGCGAAGACTCAAGCCGCTCGTAATCTGAGAGACAGAATTGTTTCGAATGAGGAGAGAGTCAAGAGTGCTCGCAAACAACAACGTAGATCCACAAACGTCGACTTCGACCAACTGGACCTCGGTAGCATATTACAATAAACAACTAAAACTAGAAAACTATGGCTTTAACGCAAGTACTGAAAACGTACTACAATGACTCGCAGATGACCGACACCAACTCGTTGGTCAATGCACTTATGGAGAAACCAGAAGAGTTGTCTCCAATTATTACTCACCTCGCAGGCCGCGAAGAAAAGAAGTTCCCGCTGTCCTTCCTCACGGAGGGTGTCGGTAACACCAAGTCTATCGACCGGTTTGAGTATGAGTACCGTGTGAAGACGCACGAGACGAATGTTCGTCCCGTGTCTAACGCAACCAACTTGACGACTGCACAAGGTGCAGGTGGTGTTCTCTTTAAGCTGACCTTCCCGGACAAGTGGTTCGTCTTCCCCTACACGCTCGTCTCTCAGTCCGGTGTGCTCGCTCGTATTATGGAGCAGCCCAAGCCGGTTTCTGGTGGCTATGAGTACACGCTGAAGCTGGTCTCTCCGGATCAAGCTAGTGTTCCGGCTGCTGACGTTGGTAATGGTGCTCTCTGGGGCATGCTGTTCGCTTCTGTGGGAGTTGACTTCTCGAGAGGTAACGCATCCAACTGGGCAGCTCCGGGCCTCGTCCGTTCCAAGATTGGTACGGTTCGTAAGTCCTACCACATGTCTGGTAACGCCAAGGACTACGTTGCTCAGTTCGAGCTCCCCACGCGTGAGGGTTCTACCACCAAGTTGTGGATGGACTACGAGGAGTACCGTCACATGCTCAAGTTTAAGGAAGAGTGTGAGATGTACTACTGGTACGGCCAGAAGACCTACGGCAGCAATGGTACCAACGAAATGCTTGACGAAAATGGTCAGCCTGTTATTGCAGGACCTGGTCTGTTCGAGCAGATCATTAACAAGGACACCTACTCTACGCTGACTCAGGCCAAGATTGAGAACGTGATTGGTGACTTGTTCTACGGTATGACCGACGCTACCGACAAGCAGGTTACCCTGTACACCGGTATTGGTGGTGCACGTGAGTTCGATAGGGCTCTGCGCAACTACTACAGCGCTAGT